TGCCGCCGCCATATCCAGCATGGCGCGGAAAATAATCTTGTGCTGCGCTTGGTAAAACTTTTCGGGCGTCAGCGCGGCGCATTTCACGATTACCGACGGCTCAATCAAAATCGCCCCCAAGACCGTCTGTTCTGCTTCAAGGCTCGTCAGCGATTCGACCGCCATCATCTCTTCAACTTCGTTCATTTCTTCGTTTCCTCGTCTTTGGTTTTAGTGTTTCGGCGGCCGCCATTCGATGATTTTCAAAAAGTTTGCAGGTTTGAAAATCCAATCAAAGCTGACCGCAAATCCAGAACTGTTGTCACCCATCCAAAACGGGTTCATCGCCACTTTTCGGAAAACCGAAGCAAACCAACTCAACCCCTCTTCGGTGCTTTCAAATCGGATTTTTCCGTTTGGGGCTTTCGTCCCCTTGATTTCCATCCATCGCGCCGTAATTGCCCGTTTGCGTGTTTCGTTGAGTAGCTGCACGTTCGGCAGGCGGTCGCCCAGAATCTCGTTGTAGCAGTCTGCGATGGCTTGGCATGGCACGGCGTCAGATCGGCGGCGGCGCGGAATATTCCCATCTTGGCGGTTTCCCTTTCGGCTACTGTCGGTTTTGCTTTCGCTGTTTGTCTTCAGTGTGGATTGTTCCGCTTCTGCTTCCTGTTCCACTGTCTGCAAAATTTCCTGATTGACCTGCCCGCACGTTTTCGCGTCAGCGGAAACAAACGCGTCAGCGTTCAAATCGTCTTCCCTGTTTTCGTCGTTTGGGGGTAATGGGGTATTTGTATTATTCAGTACTTGTTGAATATCAGTATTTACTAGTGTGGTCTCAGCCTGATTAGGGTTAGCCTGATTA